CGATGAACGGAGACGTGAGCAGCGTGCGCTGCTGGTCGGCGGCCACGTGCGTCGGACGGGTCCGGCTGTCCACCGTGCTGAGCCACATCTTGAACGGCGCTATATCACCACGCGACTCAGCGTCCAGTTGCGCCCCGCGGAAGACGCCTGCGTTCACGGCGCCCATCGTCTCGGTCCGCGCGACGACCCGAGCCCGGTTGGGCCAGCGCTCCGAGCCGCTCGCGGTGAGCAGCGCGTCGATGGCCGCGGTGACCTCGGGGATGCCGAGTCCCTCCCTGATGCCGCGCTCCACCTCGGCCACGATGAGTCCGTATACCTCATCTGGTATACGTACCAATCGGTTACCGGCGGCGTTCAAGTATGTGGACACATACGGATCAAGCACCGGATCGCCCTGCCCGGTCACCCTTCTGAACGCCCTCCTCAGCGTCTCCCGGATCGTCGGAAGGATGCTCACATCCACCTCGCTCGTCCAAAACGCCTGGTGATCGGACACGCGCGCCGGGTCGACGTGCCCTTCCCCGCCCGTCACCGCTGGCCTCACCAGATCCAGGAAGCGGGTCATGGATGTGAACCAGGCACGGCCGGTGCGCGCCTCACCCTCGGAGATCAGGGCCAGCGCGCGCAGCCGGGCGGGCAGGAAGTCATCCGGCGGGGTACTCACCGCATCGTCCACACCACGGCACCGAGGGCGCCACGGCTGTACGGCACGCCGTGCGTCAGCAGCGTCCGCGAGTAGTTGAGCAGCCGCGTACGGAAGAGGGCGCGGTCCAGCCCCCACGCATCCGCCACCCCGTCCGTGTTGGTGAACGAGCCGTTGAGCAGACCGTCAACGTCAGCCGCAGCGATCACCGTGTGCAGCTCGTGCCGCGGCGTGTCCTTGAACTGGCCCCGGTTCTGGTTGGTCAGCAGGCGCCCTCCCACGCGCGACAGGGCGTCGAACACGATGAGCTCGGCCGCTGCCGTCAGACCGTCCGGTGCGTCGTTCTGTGTGGCAGGCAGCGCCCTCGGGGCCGGGCTGCCCCCGTCGACGATCTCTCCACTGGAGTCGATCTCATCCCCCGCCACACCGGCAGCCGCGGGAGCAATTTCGAACCCGAAGAGCTTCGCGCTGATGGTCGGGTCGGCGGCCAGTGTCGGCGCACCCTTGACGATGTCGACGAGCCGCCGCGTCTCCAGTTCCTCGTCGTCCGGGATGGCGTCGTTCGGGATGCCGGACTGCTCACGCCGGTAGTTGTCGGAGATCAGCTCATGATCGTACAGCCAGTTCAGATCCTCGGTCGCGTCCGGCCGCTTGACGATCGCGCTGGTGTCCCAGTCAATGACGTACCGCTCGGGGTCGGTCACGCCCATGGCGACGAGAGCCGGCCGGAACCAGTACTCGGTAAGCGCGTCTCCGATCCTCTGGAGCAGAGGCTCGATGTAGATCTTGTATGTGGACTCCTCGACCTGCCAGGCACCCCAGTGGTTCGCCTCTGCCTGCGTACCGGCCGCGACGTCCTTGGGCATGTCGAGGGTCACGGCCAGACGGGAGATGCCATCCTGCCGCAGCTCCACCACCTGTCCGTCCAGCGCGGTTGACAGGTCCATGTGCGACTTGGACGCGGGTTCGATCCACTCCCCCGGCATGGTTACCACGATGGGCGCCTGAGCTGCCGCGGTGCCTGGGTTGGACATGGACGCGGTCATGGACTCCATGACGAACGACGCGACCGACGACGCCTGAGACATGGGCGACCCGTCCGGGTTGCGGCCCGGCGGGAAGTCCGCCTCCTGCGGGAAGAGCCAGATTCCGTTGGAGGACAGGCGGCTGTCCAGCTTGGCCGCAATGTTCATCGAACTTTTCTCGATCTCCCGCAGGATCGGGAGAGCGGGGCGCACTGCGGTGTCCGCCTTGGACTGGTCGTTGGGGTGTGGGGACCAGACACGCACCATGCGGTCCTGTTCCCCGAGCTCGGTCGTGAGCAGCGTGGTCGGGTCGATGTACGTCCACGAGCCGCCCTTCTCCGTCACCCGCTGCCCGGACAGCGCGAGCCACTTGTCCGGCTGCGGCAAGCCGCCCACGGGGGGCGTCGGGCGGATGATGACGAACAGTTCTCCCGGCACCTGCCAGCACACCGCGATGGTCTGAAGGAGCTGCGCGCGGTGAGCGGCCCCGCCGAGCACCTGTGCAGCCGCGCGCTGTACGCGGTCATCCTCCGTCGGCCCGGTGATGAGCTGCGTATCGGCGTCCACCTCGGCGGCGAACGGCGTCGCCTGGCTACAGGCGTTGGCGATGAACGTGATGGGCGAGCGCAGCTCCCCGATGGCGTCGAAGAAATACCACGCGTCCCGCTGCCAGCTCTCCGTGGTCTGGCTGCTCCGGGCCCGGTTAACCCGGGCGACGTCGGGCCCGACCAGCGGCATGGCCGCTGCCATGACCGCTTTCGGTGGGGCGGTGTCGTTCTCATGGCGCCGGCGGAAAAGGGCCACTGTCACTCACTCTCCTTTGACGCCAGGAACCCGGCGATGTAGCTGAACGCCAAAGCTGCGGTCACAGCTGTGAACGCCATGGTGTCACCCCAGGCCCACCACGCACCCGCGACCGCCGCCCCGGTGTAGACCGAGCTGCACCAGTCGCACACCAGCAGATAGGAGACCAGCGACTCACGGGGCAGTCGGCGGATGATCCAGTTGCGGGGTGCTTCGGTGATCCGGTCCGTGGTGACGAGGCGGGTGAGGCGGGCGGTGGCCAGTGCGCAGACGGTGACGGTGATGATGTCCATACCCCCCATCGTCCACTATCTGCGCATGCCCGGGGCGTGCCGGGCGGCGAGCATCAGCGCGGGCGACGCGGCAGACGCCGGCCCCATGTCGAATCTCTTGGCGAGGTAGGTGTCGAGGTGCACGGCGGCGTCCACCCGGTCGGGGGACTTGGGGTCCTCATCCGGGATCCAGGTCGTTTCCTGATCCTCCAGTTCGGGGAGGACGCCGACGTGACAGACGCGGCCCTGCTCGTACCGCATCACCACCGGCTGCGCCCGCAGCTGCTTGCCCAGCGAAGCCCACACATCCTGGATCGGGGCGTTGCCCATGCCGCCGCGCTCGGCCCACGTCTTCTGCAAGACCTCCTTTACCCAGCCCTTGCCGAAGTTGTCTTCGTACACGAGGACGTCGGCATCGGTGAGGTGGTACAGCTCCCACGCTTTCATCGCTGCCTCACGCGGCGTGTACTTCCCGGACGCGTCGTGCGTGATGTACGTCTTGGCGTCCGCACCGCGGCCCCCGGCGATGAGCCCGGTCTCGTCCCGTCGGCCGGTGCCCGCGGGGTCCATGGCCACCGCGCGCAGCAGGAGATCCGGGCAGACCTCAACCCGGTTGGCGTCGATCACGGCGCGGGACAGCAGCGCACCCGGTAGGTCTTCGAGGATCTCCGCGTCCAGCTCCTGTCGGCCCAGCGTCGTCCCTTCGTACCGCGCGACCACGGCGCGCCGGAAGGTGGGCGCCAGGTTGGCGAGGTTGTCGTACGTGGACCCGCGCACCACGTACACGAGCGGATCCTTGGCCATCGCTTTGATGAGCGGCAGCGGGCGGGGCGTGGTAGTCACCAGCGCCTGCGGGTGGGGGCCGAGGCGCAGCCCCATCTGAAGCATGTCCCATGCGTACTGGAGGCGGCGCCACGCGGCCAGCTCATCCCCCCAGATGTAGTGGTGCTGCGGCCCCCGCAGACGGTCCGGCTCGTCCGCCGAGTAGAGCATCTGGATCGCGCCGTTGGGGTAGGTCAGCTTCCTCTTGGACGGCTCATACAGGGGTCGGAACGTGGGTGGGGCGCACGCGATGATGCCGCTCTCGCCCTCGACCATGATGTCCCGGGTGTCGGCTGCGGTCGGCCCGACCAGCCCGCCACGCTCGTGGTCGCGGGCCATGCGCCATGACCACTCGGATCCGGTGCGCGTCTTGCCGAACCCTCGGCCGGCCAGCGCCATAAGGGTGTCGTACTCCGTGTCGATGCCGGGAAGGCGCTGGTTGGGCCGGGCGTGGGGGCCCGGCCTACCCGGGTGCGGGGTCCCGTCGCAGTCCTGTACCGAGCACAGCCATGGAACACGGCCGCTGTCGCGCGCCTGCACCATCTGTTCCAGCGTCTCGGCCACGCGCTGTAGAGACGCGGGGTCCAGTGACGCTAGCTGCGCCCGGCTGATGTTCATCCCTCGGCCAGGTGTTCGAGGTGCTTCTCAATCTGCTCCATGACGCCGTTCGGCTTGTCCGATTCCTCGCGCAGCTGCATGGCCTGCTGCTGCGACTTGAGGGCCACGGCCAGCGCCTGCGTCCACCTGATGGAGGGGTCCTGCCCCGGCTTCCACAGCTTCATGTTGCCGTGCAGGTGGGTCAGCAGATCCTGTGTGATCTCCAGATGGAACGACCGGACGGAAGCCATCTGTGCGGCGTACCCATCCACCTCGGCGGTCACGATGTAGCTGTCGTACGCCGCACAGCGCACCTGCCACTTGTTCTTGGTCGACCAGTTCCCCAGGCTCGACATGCCCCGGAGCTTGAGATCGGCCGTGGCCTGCTTCAGGGAGCGGTCACTGCCGAGCTGCATGTAGACGCGGAATGCGCGGTACGCCTCGCGGCTCTCGCCGGGCTGCTGCACCAATAGGGGGTGCCGCTCCACCCAAGGAGGCTGGTCTTCCATCGTGTCCGTCCCTTCCTATGTGGTGGGCATGGTGAACGTTGCTCCGCCTATCCACATGATGGCACCGACCAGGACGGGGAAGCCCAGGCCGACCATGCTTGCCCGGGACCACCACGTGATCCGCTCGTTGCCTCTGTCAGCCTCTGCGCCGACGTCGGCTATGCGGTGGGTCAGCAACTCGTTCACGGCCCGCAGCTGGTCATGCGTGACCATCCCGTGCACCGTGCCTTCGAGCCGCGCGGTCGCCCGCGCCTGCTCATCCATCTTGGCCGACACCGCGCGGATCATCTCGTAAATCGTTGGCTGTGAGGGGTCGCCCACCGGCGTCGTCACAGTTCGTCCAGCTTGGCGCTCATCGCGGTGAGCTTGGCCAGCATGACGGTAAGGATGGTGCGCTGCTCCGCGAGTTCGCCCCGCAGCTGCCGCGTCTCCTGAAGGGCGGTGGTGACCGTGGCCGTGGTGGTCGAGAGGTGGGACGCGGCGGTCCAGTACGCGTTGGTGTCCGCGTCGGGGGCGGTGCTCGGCGCCGGCACGATACCGTCCGTGGTGAGTACGGCCTTGGCGGTCTGCGTAGCATCCATGCCGGGGTCCTCCTGTGAGTCGTCGTTGCCGGCGAGGCGCGCGGCAACGTGGGTGCGGAACGACGCCATGCCGAACGACGGGTCGACCTTGCGGCGTGTGACTTCCTTATGCCCCGCGATGGACCCTGCGGACCAGTCATGGAACCGGCAGCGCGCGGCGGCCCAGCGGACCGCCACGTCGTACTGCTTCTCGGGGTAGGGGTCGGTGCCGTCGCCGCGGTTTTCGATCTCCAGTCCGTACAGCTCCCGGTTGCCGTCGTACGGTTCGGACGAGTCGGGCTTGAAGGTGCCGTTCAGCGGCATCGTCTCGTTGCCGATGGCGTCGTGGGAGTTGGCCGCGATCGTGCCCGCGTGGTTGGTGCGCCCGTTGCCGACGAGGTAGAGCGTGCCATCCTTGGCGAGGAAGTCGTGGCACAGCGGGCCCGGGAGTGCGGCGTTGCCGTTGAAGCAGAAGTCGGCCATGCCGGTGCCGACGCCAGCTGTGTGGTGGACGACCACTCCGTGGACCTCACCCCAAGCACCCTTGTGGTTCCGGTTGTGCGTCTTCCAGCCGGGCATCTCGACGATGTCTGTGATGCCCTCGGCCTTGAGAGCGGCAAGCCAGTTGGCGGCGGTCATGGGTGTGCTCATGTGTGTCGGGCCCCTTTGTCCATTGGTGACACTGGCCCCATCGTACGGCGAGAGCCCCACCCCAGGCAGACAAGGGCGGGGCTCTCGTTGTGGGTCACAGGGACGGACACACGGGGGTCAGTCTAGCGGGTACTCCCAGTCAGGTTCCGGATAGACGGGTGGCGCCACGATCCAGCCCGCCTCGGTCTCGGTCACCCGCTTGGAGATGGTCACGGCCGGCGGCCCCGCGCTGGGGATCATCGCCCACTTCGCGACCTGCTTCAACAGCTCGCTGTACGAGACCCACTCACCGGGCCCCGGACGCAGCTGGTACGTAATTTCGATTTCAGCCATGTTCAAGCATCCTTACCGCGTCGTTGATGCGTGCCTGAAGGGCGTCCCGCTGGTCCTGCATGTCGTTGAAGTCGGACGTCATCTGTGCGAGTTGCTGCCACAGCTCACCCCGTTCCTGCTGCACGTCTTCCAGTTCCTCAGCCACGGTCGTTCTCCCACTCCGTATCGTTGAGGTCACGCTCCAATGAGCGTGCCGCCTTGCGCCGTGAGCGGCCACTGGAGCGGCGTTCACGGCCGGTCGGGTTCTGCCCCACCGGGTTGCGCGGGTCGGGCGTCTCATCGCCCTTACGGAAGAGCTTCACGACAGCACCGCCGCGAGGATCGAGCCGAGCACGCACAGGCACAGCAGGAGGATCCCGCCGCAGCCCGTGCTCGGCTCGTTGTCGAAGTACCGTTTGTCCATCACTTCCCGCTTGCTGTGCCCGCGCTGCGGGTCACGGGGAGGTCGGCGCGTGCCGCCGAACGTGCTCTTCTCCCACTGTTCACGAGCCATCGTTGTCGTCCCCCTTGATGTCCGGGTCGATGAGGTCCGCTGCATCCTTCCGGATGATCAGCTCATCCCCGAACCAGTGTTCCCGGATCTCCTTTGCGGCTTCGCGCCGTTCCTGGATGCGGATCTTGTCAAGGATCACGATCTGCTCCCACGAGAACCGGAGTCCCGGCATCCTGTCACCCGGCTTGTCCAGCCCCAGCGATACCGCGAGTTCATCCACCAGCTTGATGAGCTTGTCGTCGCTCATGCCCCCGCCACCTTCCGGCATCCCTGGGCCGGCGTCCACGTCGGGTAGTCCGCGTCCGTGGCGCAGCACTCCGGGTGACACGCCGCGTCCTCGGCGAACCGGCGGTCCGTCTCGTCGTCCATCTCGTGCCGGATGATGATCTCTTCCTTGGTCATGTTCCGTCCCTGTCGCTACGGCCTGCCTCATCGGCGCGGGTAGGCCATTCCCCGCGGACGCCCCGGAGGGCGTTTCGGCTAGCTGACGTGTGCCTTGTCGTGGCCAGCGGGCTTGGAGCAGCGGACCATCTGCCCCCGGGAGAGGCGGAGCATTCGCGTCTCGCACTGCGGAAGAGTCGGGCCACCCAGCTGGGCAAAGGGCTTGCGACTACCCTCGCAGGGCCCCTTGGTGAGGTCCTGAACCTTGCGGCCCCCGACGGTTCCGTCGTCCCGGGACGGGCGGTGCTTGCGCATGGTGCCGTCCTGGTTCACGGGGCCGTACCACATGCAGTAGGCGCAGCATTCACGGTTCATGGTGTTCCGCTCCCTGTGTTGTTTCCGTCTCGATGCCCTAAGTAGACACCCGTGAATCGATCGTGTCAACCCTCTGCGATGTGGATGTGGGTGTGGTTCGGCCGGTCCTGCGGCGCGCTCTTGTAGATCCACATCCCCTTCCGGCCTTCGAGAGGGGTTGCACTGAGAAGCTCGTGACCTGCACAAATGCTGCAAGAGGGGCGCCCCGGTGCCGGTGGGGGAGGGGCTGTAGAAGGGGTGCCCCGGCGCACCCAGAAGACGAACCAGGCCCCGACCCCCAAGCACAGGATCGGGGCCCAGTAGCAGGCGTAGGCGACCACGAACCACAGTCCGGCCAGGCGCAGGATCTGCGCCCAGTACCACCGCCACGGTGCTCTCACGACGCACCCGGCAGCCACATGCCCGACATGTTGATGGCGGATGCGACCGGCACGGCCAGCATCCCCAGCCAGCCACGCACAACGCCCGTCAGGACGCCGGCAAAGGCCCCCTGAACGATTCCCTTGCGGCCCATCTCGGAGCGCCGGTAAACCACCACAAAGACCGCCGTGACCACCAGCACCATGGCCAGGCCACCGTTGGTCAGAGCGGTGAGGGTGGTCGACTGCACCGACTGCCGGTCCCCACCGACCCCGTAGATCAGGGCCCCGTCACCGATCCAGGAGCCGCCCCACAGGATGGCGTCTCCGAACCACCCCAGCAGGCCGCCACTGAGCATCAGAAGGATGCCGTAGCAGTAGCCGAACAGAAACGGCACGAGCCGCGGGAGGTGCTTCAGGGGCTTGTCCCGCAGCGACTTGAGCCCGGGGTACCACGTACCCAGGTTCACGATCACCAGGTACAGCCCGAGCACGAACGATCCGAGGGTGGCCCCGTCCTTGAACGTCACGGCGTCCACCACCCGAGCACGCGGAAGAACGTGAGCACAGCGGCCGCGCACACCGCGCCGCCGACGAACCAGGCCAGTGCTCCCGGGCGGTCCTCCGGTGGGGAGGAGAGCACGACCCCGAACCCGGCGAGCACGGTGACCGTGCCCCATGCCAGCGCCCACCATATGTTGAAGCTCATGCCGTGCTCCCTTCGTGCTCAATGGTCAGGGCCGCGCACAGGCGCTGTGCCCGCGGCGTGCCCACTCCGAGTTCCGACTTGATGGCGCGCACGGTGGGCACGCCCGTGCTCTGGCCCATGAGCACGCGTGCCCGCTCCATGAACCCGGTGTCGTACGGGATGAGCACGCCCGTGCTCACGTGATCGTGCTCCGTGCTCGGGAACGTGCTCGCCGGCTTGGGCACGAGATGGAGCACAGTGGCGGGGGCGTCGGTGTGCTCGTCCCAGGGCCCGATCAGGCACGTACCCCCGTGCCCCTCGCACGCGATGTGCCCGTGCTCGCACACGTCCCAGCGCGCGGCAAGCACGGCCTGTTCGGCGTGCTCGTCGAACGTGCTCGGCCCATCGCATGCACGTGAGCACGCCAGCGAGCACACGCACGGGTTCTCGTCGTCCGTGCCCGCGAGGTGCTCGCACGGGCACGGTGCGTGCTCCGGAGCGGCGGGCACACTCACCGTGCCCGTGCTGTGCTCCGGGTGCTCACGCTCTCCGGGCGTGCCCTGGTCGTCGGGCACACGCTCGTGCTCGTCTCCCCGGGCCCAGAGCACGCGTTCCCGTGCCTCGCTCGGTGTGCTCAGGGCGTGCACGCGCCAGAGTACGAGCGGCGCAATGGCGGACACGGCCGTGATGAGCGGCCACCCGACGTGGAGCACGCCGGCCGTGACCAGGTGACTAGACGCGTTCACGCCGACCATGGCGAGCACGGCCGTGAGCACTTCCCGGTGTGCCCGCAGAGCACGCACGGCGTAGGCGTCGAGCGCGCCGGGCACGGCTGCCGCGATCCACTGGTTCATGCCGATCGCGCGGGCGAGTTCGTACTCCGCCGAAGCGGTGGCGACGAGAGCGAATCCCGCCGCCACCCACTTCAACCAGTCTCTCCTGGTCTTGGTCATGCCGCCGCTCCCGCGCACGAGCACCGGATCTGTGTGACCCCGCTCCCGTAGATGGGATGTCCGCAGCCAACGCGGCCATGGTAGGCGTGGGCACAGACCGCGCACTTCCGCAGTGCCGCCTCAGCGATCTGATGCCCGTCGATCATGTTCCTGTCCGCGGGCAGCAGATCGACGACCCTCCTTGATGACCTGATCAGGTCGTCAAGGGCGTCTGGCGTGGGCGTAACACTGACTGCGGGCTCCGGCTGCCGCTCTCCTGTGGCAAGCCAGTACGCGAAGGCATCGGCCCTGTCGAGGATGCCTTCCTCGGAGTCGCACCCGAACGCGACTGACGCATGCAGCGCATCACGGAGCTGCTCTGCTGTCGGCACAGGCTTCTCCGGTTCGACCGACGCCGCCTTGTTGCGACCGCGCCACCGGTTGAGTCCGTCGATCAACTCGTCCACTGCGTCCGCGGTCAGGTAGACGCTGAGTGGCCGGTACCCGTTGGACAGGACCCTCAAGGTCATGCGGTCGCGGGGGAATGCCACCAACTCGACCGAATCCCCGTCCGCATCGGTGTGGTTGAAGTAGTTCTCTGCGTTGTCGACCATAATCAGCGTCCCTCTCTTCCACATGCGGCGAGCAACAGCGTGGCGAATGCCTCTGGCCGGTCCAGCTTGGCGTCGGCCGCGGCGGCGATTCCCTCGCGGCCGGCCAGCCGTGCCGTCGTGCACTGAGCGTCCTTGTCCGCCTCTGTCCCCACGGACCACGCGCTCATGAACACGCGGGTCTCATCCGCGGTGGGCTTGTACGGATCCTCGGCGCCGCACGCGGCCAGGCACAGCAGTGCGGCAGCGGCGACGATCGTTCTGGTGACTCTCACAGCGCGGGCTCCTTGGTCTTCTTGACCTGACTCGGAAGGATGAACGAGGCGCAACCACAGCTGCGGTCCTCTTCGGTGCGCTGCCAGCAGCCGGTGCCCCTGGCGTGTGCCTCATGCCGGTGCTTGCAGGTACCGCAGAGGGCGTGGTTGTGGAGATGGGGGCGGAAGTCGGTGAAGTCGCGGGGCCCGTAACCCGTCAGCATCCGGAAACAGACCTTGCCCCGGATGCGGTAGGCGACGATCGGGTATGCGTCTCCGTGCAGGGACGCCCGGTCCGCCACACCGATCACGGCGACCCGGTCGGCCGGAGACAGCAACGGGTTGCTGATCTTCGCCTGAATCCACAGGGTGTGGGGGTCGCCGACAGCAACGACGTCGATCTTGCCCCGGCTGCCCGAGCTGCGGAGCACGTCGTACCCGAGCTCGGCCAGGTGGTGCATGATCTGGAGCTCGAAGTTGGCG